ATGAAACCAGGCGACAAATTCAAAGTGGGCGACAAAGAATTCACACTCAAAGATGCCATGGATATGGCAGGCATCAGTGACACATCATTGCAAGATGATGCTGACATGAATCCAAACCAATCACCTCAGGCTCAGGCCTATGCAGGCAAATCTTCGCAATCTCAAGAAAAAGAAGAAGTGCAAAAAATATTGAACAAACATCCAGATGCTTACAAAAAATTTAACGCAGGAGATGACTTGTACAATCATAAAGAGTTGTATTCAGAATTGGCCAACTATTACCACGATAATGGAGATATGCCTTATGGTACATACACCGCTAAAGATGGCGATCCTATCAATTGGCTCACCACTAGATTGGCCGATATGGGATTGATAGAAACCACTCAAACCGAAGGCAGCATAGAAGATGAGTATAAATTTCGTGATTGGTTAAAGAAGACACACAACAAACAAGTGCATGAATTAAAACCACAAGAATACGCAATCATTTCAAAACAATACAGAGACGAACAAGGAAAAAAAGAATCCTATCATCCAGGAGAAGGATCTGCAGAAGAATTAGCCAAAGAAATTTGGAACAACACTCCAGCATTGCACGATGAATACAAAGACTGGAAAGAATACATGGATTCAGAAGATTTTCAAATGGACTCAGACAAATTAAGAAGTAAATTTGAAAGCACAGGCGGTGGCCCTACCATTAGACAAATGAGTGATTTAGAATTGGCCAACTTTTTAAACACCACTGTGGCTGAAATCAAAAAAGACAGAGAAGCAGCAGAAGAAGCAGCTATGGAATTGAATAAAAAATATTCTGAAGATAATAAATCCAGCAAACAAGATCTACACAAAGGCTCCACTAAAATAGAAGAATTGGTTAAGAGTTTCTATGACTACACCACCAATAAATTTCCCAAAGGTGAAACAGCAGTGATCACAGCAGTGCAGAAACAATATGGAGACGCTGGTGCCAAAACTGCCATTGAAACCATCAAAGCTCTGCAAAGCGGTCAGAACAAAGAAATTGAACGCATCAAACAACTGGCAGGCTATTCCACCAAAAATTAATATTTCATTAACTACACACTTGACTAAATACACATATTAATATAGTATGTACAAATATGTGCTATATTATAGTGAGGCACAAATACAAACAGGCAAACAATAAGGAGGCTTATAATGGCTACACTAGCAGACATCCGCAATAAGTTGAAGGAACAAGAAGTTCGTTCAAGCGGCAACAACAAGACAAGCGGCGGCGACAACGCAATCTATCCATTCTGGAATCTAAAAGAAGGTGAACAATCAACTGTTCGATTCTTGCCAGATGGCGACTCAAACAACACTTTCTTTTGGAGAGAACGTTTGATGATCAAACTTCCATTCAATGGTATCAAAGGAGAAACTGATTCAAAACCAGTTCAAGTACAAGTGCCATGTATGGAAATGTATGGAGACTCTTGTCCTATTCTATCTGAAGTTAGAGGATGGTTTAAAGATCCCAACTTGGAAGACATGGGAAGAAAATATTGGAAAAAAAGATCATATATTTTCCAAGGTTTTGTCAAAGAAGATCCACTGAATGAAGAAACCAAACCAGCAAACCCAATCAGAAGATTTATTATTGGACCTCAAATATTCCAAATAATAAAAGGTGCTCTGATGGATCCTGAAATGGAAGATCTTCCTACAGACAAAATCAACGGAGTTGATTTTAAAATTATCAAAACCAGCAAAGGTGGATACGCAGACTATTCAACTTCTGCTTGGTCTAGAAAAACCAGACCATTAACTGAAGATGAAAACAAAGCAGTGGAAACACACGGCTTGTACAACATGAGCGATTACTTGCCTAAAAAACCAACTGAAGTTGAGTTAAAGGTGATGAAAGAAATGTTTGAAGCATCTGTGGATGGTGAAGCATACGATATGCAAAGATTTGGACAATACTTCCGTCCAGCTGGCATGTCATCCAAAACTGGAGACCCAGTGGTTAACACAAACGTTAAAGCTGAAACACCAAAGCCAATTGAAACTGCAACTGCAAAAGTTGAAGTAAAAACAGAATCTGTAACTGCTCCCAAAGTGGAGAGCAAAAGCAGAGCTGAAGATATTTTGGCAATGATTAGGTCTAGACAAAAACAATAAAGAGTGGTATATTGTAGTGGAGAGTTTGAATATTCTCCACTACGAACAAATAAAAGGAAAAATTTATGGCTACTAAGGCTTTCGACATATCGAAATTTAGAAAAACGTTAACAAAATCCATTGATGGATTGGGATTGGGATTCAATGATCCCACAGATTGGATCTCCACAGGCAACTACGCACTGAACTATTTGATGTCAGGCGATTTTGAAAAAGGAATTCCCTTGGGCAAGGTCACAGTGTTTGCTGGCGAATCAGGATCAGGCAAATCATACATTGCTTCAGGCAACTTGGTGAGACACGCACAAAAGCAAGGCATATATGTGGTGTTGGTGGACACAGAAAACGCACTGGACCAAAATTGGTTGCAGGCATTGGGTGTGGACTGTGATGAGAAAAAATTATTAAAATTAAATCTTAGCATGATTGATGATGTGGCTAAAACTATATCCACATTTATGAAAGAATACAAAACAGAGCATGGAGACAACAAAGACACTGCTCCCAAAATACTGTTCATCATAGACAGTTTGGGCATGCTGATGACTCCCACTGATGTGAATCAATTTGAAGCAGGAGACATGAAAGGTGACATGGGTCGTAAACCCAAAGCGCTCACAGCATTGGTGCGTAATTGTGTGAACATGTTTGGCAGTTGGAATGTGGGATTGGTAGCAACCAACCACACGTATGCTTCACAAGATATGTTTGACCCAGATGATAAAATATCAGGTGGTCAAGGATTTGTGTACGCCAGTTCAGTGGTGGTGGCAATGAAAAAATTAAAATTAAAAGAAGATGAAGATGGTAACAAAGTAACAGATGTGAGAGGTATTAGAGCTGCTTGTAAGATAATGAAAACAAGATTTGCTAAACCTTTTGAAAGTGTGCAAGTTAAAATTCCTTATGAAACAGGCATGGATCCCTACAGTGGATTGGTGGAACTGTTTGAAAAAGAAGGCATATTGACAGCATCTGGCAACAGATTAAGATATGTGGACCTTAAAGGTGTGGAACACTTGGAGTATAGAAAAGGTTGGACAGGTGAAAAGTTAGATATGGTTATGAAAGAATATCATAAGATCAAACCAAAATCTGAAACAGACACAACAGCAGAAACAGAAACAGTGAAAGAAAAGAAATAATGCAAGACGCCAGTCAACTGATAGAAACTTGGCAATTTTTCAAAGAGTACGTCGATAAGAAACAGATCGAAGTGGTGGCTGAGAAATATGTGGAAATGTGCGCCGACTATGGTGTGGAAGATGAGCAATTCAAAGAGGCCATGGGCAATGACCAAGACTTGGACAAAGCCATCATGTACTATTTGGACATAGAAGAAGACGAGGATCAGTAATGTCTGGATGGTATCAAAAGATATCCAAAGACATCAGTACCATTCCTGAAGCATTGGAATATTTCGAAAATCAATTGCAAGAAGCCAAACTGGAAATCAAAATCCGAGGCAATGTGGAAAAACAGGCAGCAGAAATGCCTGGCAATGTGGAACACAGATTCAATCAGTTACAAGAATTGGAAGCAGTGTTGGAGTATCTCAACATAGAACTGCGCAGACTGCGCAGCTCATACTTTAAAAAATATTTTGAAAATTACAACAGAGCACTCACCAGCAGAGAAGTGGAGAAGTATGTGGATGGTGAAGCAGATGTGGTGGACTATGAAAAGATCATCAATGATTTTGCACTGATGCGCAACAAATGGTTGGGTATTTGCAAAGGACTAGACCAAAAGCAATGGCAGATGACCAACATAGTCAAATTGCGTGTGGCTGGTATGGAAGACGCCAGCATCTAGTCGCCAGATCCACTTTTAATCCAACAATTTCTATTTAAATACCACACAGAAACATCATCATGAAACTACTGATCAACAACAAAGAATTGGCACATTTTCTCAACAGTATCATCAATCACTTTCAAGTGGCCAAAGATTTGGTAAAATATGAACACAGCGAAAGTTGGACACACATCAGACAGATCAAAACAAGTATTAGACAACACAGACGCTGGCTGAGAAAAATGCGCAATTCGGGAGAAGCAGAGCAGGTGCTGGAAGCCAACAATGCTAGATGGAGTTGGGGCAAATGGCCTGGCAAATTGGAGAAAATTTTATATCGAGAGTTGACCAATTATGTGGGAAAAATATGGCAACTGATGGATCAAAATAAAGAAAAATATTTTCAAGTCATACATGAGAACATGGATCAGGTGTTGGAGGCATTGGGCACTGAGCGTGTGCTGAGCATGTATAAAAAAAGTAAGATGCAGCATTTTGTTAAGAGCACAGGGCTGACCATACACAAAAATGCTGAGTTGGTGCGTAGACAAGACTTCACTGATTATCAACAGGATTGTTTAATTAGAAATACCACAGGCAATGAGCGACTGTTGACTGAAAAGATAGACCGCCAATACCCTTTTTGGTTTATAGACAGTGGCTATACCAACTTTTTAGAATCCAATAAAAAATGGCACAGACTGGTGCGCAATCACATACATCATGATCAGATGTTTGAAGCGCCCGTGGATAGATTGTCTAACTTCACCAGTTTTCCCCGACCTTGGCGTAAATCAGGAGAGAAAATACTGATCATAGAACCAGGTCCGTTTGCAGCTGGTATATTTCATGTGGATCTAAAAACCTGGAAATATGATGTGGAGCGCGAATTGAAAAAACACACTGACAAACCCATTGTGTTTAGGGAGAAGGCAGAAAAGAAAATTAGGACCAGTTTAGTGGAAGAACTCCGCAATGAAGATTACTACTGTGTGGTCAGCATCAATTCCAATGCTGCCACAGAGGCCATTTGGTGTGGAATACCTGTGATCACTTTGGATCGTCATATCACCACTCCCGTATCAAGAAACAAATTATCTGACATCAATAATCTAGCCAGACCACATCTGGCACGCTGGCTGTGTGCTTTAAGTTATAGTCAGTTTACCGGTGAAGAGTTATTCAATGGCACAGCCATAAAAATTGCAAGGAAATATCATGTCTAAATTAACTGCTGTGGCATATTACAAAGGTATTCCACCCAATAATAAAAACTTAGAAAAACCCATGATATTGGATTATTTTTGTGAAGGAGTTATTAAATCTAACGATGTTGCAACAGCCCATAATCAATTCAATATAGTGCCTTGTGATGTGGCACTGATTCAAGGATATGTGCATGAGTATGGCAAAACTGCTCCGCATCTGCAACTGCGTAGAGAAGTTATAGAACTGCAAAAAAGAAACAACAAAAAAACACTCATAGTGGACAGCAGTTTGTTTTTGTATGTGAACAAGGATAACCCACAACACTATTTGAGATACAGTTTTGATGGAGTGTTTCCTACCACAGGATTTTATTTTGATAAAGATGTGGATCCTAACAGATGGATCAAGATCAGTCGAACTTTAAACATCACATTGAAGACTTACAGAACTGTGGGCAATCACATACTGATCTGCTTGCAGCGCAATGGTGGATGGAGCATGGCGGGATTGAGTGTGATTGATTGGTTGGATGACACCATAAGAAAAATCCAACAAGTTTCCAGTAGACCCATTGTAGTGAGACCACATCCAGGGGATAAAAAAATTATGCGTATTTTAAAATTGAAATACAAAAATGTTTCGTTGAGCAACAACTCAAGTCTATTAACAGATCTGCAGAATGCTTGGGCCACTGTGGTGTACAACAGTTCTCCCAGTGTGGCCAGTATCATAGAAGGTGTGCCTACGTTTATCACAGATCCTGAGCCTCGTCACAGTCAAAGCTATGCAGTGGCCAACATGGATTTAAATCAATTAGAAAATCCTGTGTTACATGAAAGACAACGCTGGATTGAAACACTAGCCATGTGTCATTGGAACTTTGATGAACTTCGTTCTGGTGAAGCTTGGAATTTTTTTAGGAGATACATATGAAATTAGAAATTATTACCAGTTTCGATCAAAAATATTATGATTATATAGGCAAAGATTGTGTAGACTCCTGGTTGAAATATTGGCCTGAGGAGTATAGTCTTACTTGCTATGTGGAAGAATTTACTATGCCTGAACACCCTCGAATCAAACAAATACCATTTAATAATTTGTGTAAAGAATATTTTGAATTTCAAAAAACTTCACTGAAGGATATAAAAAAATTTGCTAAAAAAGCATTTACTTTTATTCACGCCATGGAAAATTCCACAGCTGATAGAATCATATGGGTGGATGCTGATGTAATAACTTATCAAGCATTACCAAAATCTTTTTTATTTAAAATTTTACCTATAGATGTGCTCAGCACTCACATGGGCGTGATTTATGATACAACTAAATCTGGTACTCCTGGCCGATGGTTTGTGCCTGAGACTGGGTTTTTTGCTGTAAATACACAACATGAATTATTCGAGCAATTTAAAAAAGAATACAAACGTCATTATGTAGAAAAAGATCATAAACATTTGAGAAGATTTTATGACAATGATGTATATGGATATGTGTTTGAAAAATTAAAAGCTCCTGGTTATGATCTTTGTGAAAGCATTGATAAAAAATCTAAATCACCATTACCATACATTGAATTAGGAAAATATTGTAACCATTATAAGGCTAAAGGTAATAAAGCGCTCTATAAACAAAATAAATTAAAAATATAAATTTTTAATTATTATTAATAAACAGTATATCATTTTCAAATGTGGTATGTATTGTATACCCCCAAGAAGATAATAATTTAATTATTTTTTCTTTAGGCCATTGGTAGGCATCTCCAAAACCATTTACCTCCAGAACAATAACAGGTTTGCATCTTTGAATTGTTTTTTCAGCTCCTAATAAAGCATATCCTTCAAATCCTTCGATATCTAAGTGTATTAATGAAGGATTAAGTTCAAAACAATCAATCTTTATTTGAGGTATTATTCCTGTTCCTGCAACTCGTAATCCTCCAAGATTATCATTGTGTTTTTTGTGTAGTTCTAAATTTAACGAAACATTACTATTTCCAACGCATGCTCTAAATTTAAAAACATTTACTTCTGGAACATTATAAGAAAGACAAAAGAAATTTCTATGATCTGGTTCAAATGTTACTACTGTATTAAACAATTTAGAATATTGTTTAGGATAATACCCAGCATTACCTCCAGCTTGTATTACTAAATCTCTTATTTTGCAGTGTTCTGAAATTTGTTTTGGCAAATTACGAAATCTCTTTTTTTGCAAATGTCGCCAACACCAAATGTCTTCTTTTGGCCATAACCACTCACTATTGTCAAGAATATCTTTTCTTATTTCTAAATTTAAGTTTTCAAACATAATTTCCATTGTTCAAAAGTTGTTGATTCAAATTCTATATTATTCTTAACAAACCATGTTTCAAATTTTTTTCTTTTTTTATTACCAGGATACACATCGTGTACTACTGCTTTATAGTTGTGTTTTATTAAGTATTCAGAGGCTATAGAGTTCCAATCTTTTTTAGATGCGTAATTGTCGTGTTCATAAGTGATACAATCAAATGTTATTCCTTGTGATATAACTTGTTGTAGAGCTGCAAATGTATTTTCTGGCGGTTCTATATCGCAACTTAAATATCCAATATGCATTGGTAAATTGTTTTCTGCTAAGGCTTTTGTATAATCAAAGTGACATGCGTCTTCCCAATAAATTTTATTTTTGCGTTCTAAATGCGTTGTCCATAATTTTTTATACTCAACATTTAATTCAATGCTAATCCCTCGCCATCCAGTCATTTCGAGATTATAAGTATTACTCCATTTAACTGGATGATATCCGCCTATCTCGATATAAGTTTTATTTTCAGTTACAAGTTGTGATACAAATACATCTTGTAATGCTTGTGATTTACTTTCCATCGAATCCTTCATTTCTTTCTATGTTCCAGGCGAGTGCAGTTTTTAAACCATTTGGTTTGGTATCATTTATAATTATTCGCTCACCCAACGGGAGTCCAAAAATTGCATAATCATATCTAAGATTGTTATCTTTTAATATTTTTAAACTGATTTCTTTAAATTTTTTATCACGACCTGTAACAATGATTATGCAATCATTTTTGGGAATAATTGACCATAGTTCTTGAACTCCTTGAAGAAGTTCATCTTTGTTTTCTAAATTACTGTTGTGTTTAAAAATTGTTCCATCTAAATCAAAAAACCATGTATGATTTAAATTATTTGATAATTCAAAAGGAATCATAGTTTTTTTACTCCTTGCTCAAGATAATACAATCCAAGATAAAAGCTACCAATTACACTATCGATATCATCTTTAGCGTATCCGCTCAAAGACAACCAAATTAATCCGTGTAATGTTTCTATTTTTCCTATGTCTTTAGAAAAATATTCTTTAAATATTTCTTTTCCAGATGTTGAAAATAATGATTCAGGCATGATTATTTCAACAGTTTCATTATCTATATGCAATTTAAATTTTTTTCTATTAAATAAATCATAACCGCCTACTGCGCTATAATATATTTTAGTAAAATCATACATGGGATCTCCCCATATGCCGGGTTTAGAAAAATATCCCCTAGGATCAATATACCAAACTTTAAGATTATTGTCTATAAGACTATTACTAAAGGTAGGATCCCCATGAATTGGAGTAAAAAATTTAGGGTTTAATTTTTCAAATATATTTTCAAAAAATTTTTTATCACTGAATACATTTTTACATTTTAATCCATTTACTGTTATAAATTTATGTTCAAATCCTGGAATAATATTAGACACTTCTAGCACTCTTGATATAGTTTTTTTTATATAAGTTTCTTTCACATCACTGCTGTCACTAGATTGTGAGCTTAAACTATGTAATTGCATTAACGATTCAATATAGTCTGCTAAAATTGATCTACGCTCTCTTTCGGTTAAGTCTGTCATTAAATATGCGTGTTGTCCTTTAATTCTTTGCATAATATAAGGATCAACGGATATAATATTAGGAATTCTTCTAAACCCTAAATCCTTTACACTTTTGTACCAATGTTGTTCTTTAAGAATAAGATGTGAATAATTTTTATCTATTGCATGTTTTTCAACAGTAGTTTCATTAATTTTTACTTTATTAAAAAATCTACTAAAACCCTCTCGATCATTTTGCAATTCAATATTTACATAGTCCCCCAATTCTTCAATGTTATTGGCATTTACAACTTCAAAATTTTTAACAGAATTACTAAACCATTTGACAAATTCACCACTTGTAGGTGGCATAGGAAAATATTCTGCACGTTTTGCATAAAAAATTCCTGGGATTCCCATAGGGCCGGCACGTTCAACTAATTTGTTTTCATCGTTTAAAGTCCAGCGACAAGTGAATGCTTCTGTTGTGAAAACTATAGGAAATTCTGTGTTTGGTATTTGTGGCAATTCTAAAATTTTTAAATCACTCCATATGATAAAAAGCTCAGCATCTTTAGGAACAACCTTTAACACATCTGAAATACCGCTGCAAGTGCCTTTAGTATTTGATTTAAATAGACTATATTCTACATCAGGTTTATTAGTTTCAAGATATTTTTTTAATTGATCAAAGGCATAATCACCAATTATATGAAATTTAGCATCTAAAAATTTATCAAATAAATGATAAAGCAAAGGTTTACCTTGCACAGATACAAGACATTTTGGTTTATTCCATGTGTGATGCCTTAAACGACTGCCTCGGCCGCCGGCTTGAACTATAACGTGAGTACTCATCTATCTATTTATGTGCGTAGTTTATAGACTAAATATTTCGATGTCAAAATTAATCACAGTAGTCACTACATTTAATGAATCAATTTGGGAATTATTTGCTTCAAAGACTTTACCAACATGGTTAAAATTTTTTGATGATAACATAAATTTTCATTTTCACACTTCTGAATTTAAACCTTTAAATAATTCAAGAATTTCATATTTTACTGATTCAGAAAATAAAATAAATTTTTTAAATCGAAATATCAATTTAAAAAGAGTGCCTCATAAAAAAATTAAAGGTCCTGGAAAAAAATGGGACACTTATTGTCACAAAGTTTTTGCTCAATGTGAAAGTGCAAAAATTATTAACAACTCTTATATGTTATTTCTAGATGCCGATGTTGCTTTATTAAATAATTTTTCTATAAAGATTTTTGAACATTTTTTAAATAAAAATTTTTGTGGTTTTGTAGGTCGAGATCCTTTACTTACTGAGACAGGAATAATTATGTATGATCTTTCCTACAATAATTCAAACAAATTTTTTGATAAATTTGAAAAAATTTATACTGAAGATAAATTATTTGATTTAGATTCGTGGTGCGATTGTTCTGCTTTTGATCATTTAAGAAATATATCCGAATTACCTTTTGAAAACCTTTCAGGAAAATATAACAAATTTATAGATCCAATAGCAGTTGGACCATTAGGAGAATATTTTGATCATTGGATAGGAAAATCAAGTAAATTAAAAGGTTTTTCAAAACATAGAAAATTTAGAGGAAAAATATGAAAGTTTATTTAAAATATAACAAACAACCAAAAGAAGATTCTAAATCATTAGAATGTCTTTTAAAATGGATAAAAATTTTTAAATCATATGATATTACTATAATTACCGACATTTATCAAGTTAATGATACTCAGCCTGAAGAATTTTTATCTTTTGCTGATTTAAGATTTATTAATACTGATTACTCATTATCATCCGAATTGGATCATATGCTAAAAACATCTAGATGGAAAAAAGTAGCAGCTTCAAATCTTTCATGTTATAAAGATAGCAATTATCAACCATTTTGGCTAATTGACGCTGATGATACAATGTTTTTAAATGAAGATTATAATTTATTAATAAGAAAGATAAAAGATGCTGAAACTATTTTTTTAAATGAAAAATTGCATGGATTTTCATTAGATTTTTATAGAACTATAAAAAGAGATCATTGGAGTTTTGGGATGGCTCTTTTGCAAAATTTTAAAGAATTAATGGACATTTTAAAAACTACGGAAGAAAGTGATTTTATAAAATATAAACTTACTTTAAATTTAGACTGTATTTTTGATGTTAATAGAAGAAAAAATAAATTAAGATTAAAAAGTTTTGTTTTTAATAATTTTTATTTTCAACACTACTTAGAACAAAAAATGCTTCCTAATGGTACATATTATTGGAACCAAGGCAAGTTATGGGATCATATACCAATTAATAAAGAAGTAATCATAATTTAGTTTTAAACTTAATCTGGTATATAAATAAAATTAATAAAATTTATGAAGATATTTGTAGGGTATGATACCAGAGAAGACATCACATATCAGGTGTGTGAGCACTCAATCAAACAGCATCAACCCAACGCTGAAGTTCTACCACTCAAAATGAAAGAATTGCGTGAGGCAGGACTGTACACACGCCCCATCGATCCACTCAGCACTACCGAATTCACTTTCAGTAGATTTCTCATTCCTTACATGACCAATTACACAGGTTGGGCAGTGTTCTGTGACTGTGACTTTGTGTGGACTGCGGATGTGGCTGAATTGTTTGCCCAAGCAGATGAACGTTATGCAGTGATGGTGGTCAAACACGATTACACTCCTGCACCAGGAGTCAAGATGGACAATCAAAAACAGATGCCCTATCCTAGAAAGAATTGGAGTTCCATGATATTGTGGAATTGTGCTCATCCTGCCAACAGAGCAGTCACTCCTGAATTGGTTAACAAGGAAACAGGACAGTATCTACACAGATTCAGTTGGTTAAAAGATGAAGAGATTGGCAGTGTGGATCACAGTTGGAATTGGTTGGTGGGTTGGTACAAAGCACCCAAAGACGGTGAGCCCAAAGTGTTGCACTACACTGAAGGTGGACCTTGGTTCAAAGAATACAGGGATTGTGAATATAATAATGTTTGGAAAAAATATCTATCCAACATGCTTAAAATAAATTAGGAGTTTTATGAAAAAAATTGCGTTTGTAACTGGAATGACTGGACAAGACGGTCCTTATCTAGCAAAACTATTATTGGAAAAAGGATATCATGTGATTGGATTGGTCAAAAGATATTCCAGTCCCAATTTGGAAAATATTAAATTCTTAGGCATTGAAAATGATATTGAATTAATTACTGGTGACATCACTGATGATAATAATATGAATCATTTGATAAAAACCTTACGACCAAATGAGTTTTACAATCTTGCTGCTCAAAGTTTTGTGGGAGCCAGTTGGGATCTTAACAAGGTCACCACAGAGGTAAATGCTGTGGGAGTGCTAAACATATTAAATGCTATTAAACATCATAATCCCAGCACTAGATTTTATCAGGCCAGCACTAGTGAAATGTACGGCAATGGTATAGGAACCAACAAGCAGGATGAACACACTCCGTTTCATCCAAGATCTCCTTATGGAGTGGCTAAACTGTATGCACATTGGATCACCATAAATTTTCGTGAGAGTTATAGTTTGCATGCTTCCACAGGTATATTGTTTAACCATGAATCTCCTATTAGAGGCAAAGAATTTGTCACAAGAAAAATTACTGACGGAGTAGCAAAAATAAAACTAGGACTGGAAAATAAAATCGTTTTAGGCAATCTAGAATCACAAAGAGACTGGGGGTTTGCTGGAGATTATGTGGAAGCCATGTGGCAGATGCTGCAACAGCCAGAACCAGGAGACTATGTGATAGCCACTGGAGAGC